AGGGACTAAAATTGATAATCAAAATGCTAATGTTGACGAACATTCATTTGGTGGCCGCCGCGGTGAATTTGATTCAATAATTGCCAAACAATATGCGCTTGATAATTGTATGTCTAAAATGGCTAGAGAGAATCATTTAAATAATGAAATTTATATTCATGATTTAGATGCATATGCTGTTGGTATGCATAATTGCTTATCAATACCTTTTGATGATTTACTTGCAAATGGATTTAATACTCGTCAAACGGATATTCGACCAGCCAATTCTATTAATACAGCTTTCCAATTACTTGCTGTTATTTTTCAATTACAAAGTTTACAACAGTTTGGTGGAGTAAGCGCCACTCATTTGGATTGGACTATGGTTCCATATGTAAGAAAAAGTTTTACGAAACATTTGGCAGAAGGTTTAATATATGTTGAACGTTTAAGTGAATATAAACAAGGTAGATTTAAAAAATGGCTTGTTAATGACAAAATAAATCACCCAGATGGAACTATTCACTTTGATGATAAAGAATTTAAACAATTTCATCCAGACGCATGGGAATATGCAATGGATATGACTGAAAAAGAACTCCAACAAGCCGTAGAAGGTATGTATCATAATTTAAATACATTGCAATCACGAAGCGGAAATCAATTACCTTTTACTTCTATCAATTATGGAACTTGTACTTTGCCAGAAGGTAGAATGGTAATTAAAGCACTACTTGATGGCAGTATTAAGGGAAATGGAAAATTTCATAAAACTCCTATTTTCCCTTGTGGAATTTTTCAAGTGATGAAAGGTGTTAATAAAGAACCTGATACTCCAAATTATGATTTATATAGGCTCGCTCTTGAATCAACAGCAAAAAGACTTTATCCAAATTATGCTAATGTTGATTGGAGCGGAAATGCAGGTTATGATTCTAAAGACCCGACCACATTCTTCAGCACAATGGGATGCCGTACAGCCAATGGTTTCGATATTAATGCCGAACCAGGTGTTAACCCGCAACGTAAAGATGGACGTGGCAATATTTGTCCTGTAACAATTATTCTTCCCACATTAGCGATGGAAGCTAAAATTTCTTCCAATGAATGGATTTCTAAAAATGAACAATTAAATGGTGAATGGAGTGGAATTCATTCTGAACTTTATATAGAAAATTTTATGATGTTACTTGATAAAAAAATTGATGAAGCTAAAGATATGCTTCTTGAAAGATTTAATTATATTTGTTCTCAAGATCCAGCTTCCGCCAAGTTTATGTGGGAGAATCATACCATGTTAGGTTATAAACCAGAAGAAGGCATTCGTTCTGCATTAAAACATGGTACAATAGTAATTGGTCAATTAGGTCTAGCAGAATGTTTACAAATTCTTATTGGTAAGGATCATACAACAAAAGAGGGTATGGAATTAGCTAAACGCATAGAACAATTATTTAAAGATAGATGTGCTGAATTTAAACAACAATATAAACTTAATTTTGGTGTTTATTATACTCCTGCCGAAAATCTTTGCCATACTGCTATGCAAAAATTCAAAGAGCAATATGGAGAAATTCCTAATGTAAGTGATAAAGAATTTTTTACTAATTCAATGCATGTTCCTGTTTGGAAGGAAATTGATCCATTTACTAAAATTGATATTGAAAGTCAGTTAACAGGATATAGTTCTGCAGGATGTATTACTTATGTAGAATTAGATAGTGGTATTTTACATAATATTGATGCACTTGAGCAAATCGTAAATTACGCAATGGATAAAGATATTCCATATTTTGCATTAAATGTACCAAATGACTTATGTTTAGATTGCGGCTACACGGGAGAAATTAATGATGAATGTCCTATGTGTAAAAGTAAAAATATCCAAAGACTTCGTAGAGTGACTGGATATTTGACAGGAGATTATAAAACAGCTTTTAATGTAGGAAAACAACAGGAAACAGAAATGAGATTTAAGCATTCATCGTTATTAAGAGGCCAACGTCGTTATAGTGGAGTAATAGAATATGACTAATATTATTAAAAAATCTATCCTTGCTGGTATATTAATTGGGTTGGGGGTTATTATTAACCTCCAATCTGAAATGCCAGTAATAGGAGCATTACTTTTTAGCTTTGGATTATTAACGATTATTAATATGCAATTAAATCTATACACAGGTAAAATTGGTTTTTTTAAAGAATTAAATTATTCCTCTTTTACAACTATGATATTTTTAATTACTGTATTAATATTTAATTGTATTGGAATTGCGGCAACCATAGGTTTATATACACTCGGGAACCAGTCATTTATTGGTATCATATCTGCGGCCGCCGCATCTAAATTTGCAAAAACTGCATTAACTCTTTTCATCAATGCATGTTTTTGTGGAGCATTAATTCATTTTGCAGTAAAAAATAAAGTAACAATATTAACAATTTTTGCAGTTATGATTTTTATTTTAATTGGAGCAGAACACTGTATAGCAGATTTTCCGTATTTATTATTTAATTTATCTCCAATTAATGTTTTAAAATTTGCTTTTATTGTTTTAGGAAATTCTATAGGAGCAATATTAATTGAAAGGTTAAGCAAATAAAATGAATAGATATGCAGGTTTAATAACTAATGACTTCGCGAATGGTCAAGGAGTTTGTGTTTCATTCTTTGTTCAAGGCTGTCCGCATCACTGTCCTGGCTGTTTTAATCCTGAGACATGGGATTTTAATGGTGGAGAAGAAATGCCAACAGATATACGAGGACAAATTATTAAAGCAATCTGTGCAAATAATATTATAAGAAACTTTTCAGTTTTAGGCGGAGAGCCTTTATGTGAAGAAAATTTAGATGAAGTTGATAAAATTATAACAAGTGTAAGAACTGCTTATCCGCAAATTAAAATTTTTGTTTGGACAGGATATACTTTAGAAGAATTAAAAGAAAAAAATGATGAACGAATTAATCATATATTATCACAGATTAATACATTAATTGATGGGCCATTTATTCAAGAGAAAAAGGATCTTACACTTGAATTAAGAGGGAGTAAAAATCAACGTATTTTACAACATGGAGTTGATTTTTTATAAAAATTTTATTATAATATAAAATGTAAGGAGAAAATTCTAGTGGATCAAAAAAACACAACACATAATGTTTCATTAGGAACATTATATGATTTTAATAAACAAGTAATGTTAAACCAAGGAAAACTTGGTAAGAAAAAACTTGAAGAAATAAAATCTGAACTTGAAGAGTGGTTCAATAAGCGGTTAGATGCATATGCAATGTTGCTGTGTCGTGAAAGATATGATTTTACCGTATTTCATTTATATGAAAAACAAAATCCTAACCCATGTAAAATTGCGGCAGAAGAACTTATAGAAGTTTTAAAAAATAGAGGATCTATCCTTTCTATTGAAAAAGATACTATTGACGGATATATAGCTAATGACGCTTGGGAAATTTGGGTTGAGATAGATGGAGAAGCATATGCTTATTATTTATTCAGCTGCGATGATTGGGTAATTGAATGTTAAAAAGGAGAATATAAAATATGAAAAAAATTATTGGCATTATTCATCCTTTTGATATTTATCAAACTTTTTATGTTTATGAAGATGGCAATAAACTTGAAATCATTCAGACTAAAATGAACGATATTCCAGATACCATTTTTTAGCTATCTCATACTTATGATGTTTATCAAGTAGATCTATCTGGGGCAGAGCGTTTTATTAAAGGTATTATAAAAAAGATCCAAGAAAAAGAATTTACTAAATACAATGAAAATAAATTAAATATTAGATGTATTTAAAATAAAGGAGATTATATGGCAAAATATTTAGTTAGTGCAATTGAAACTTATAGAGTTGACACAGAGAGAGAAGCAACAGAAGCTATTGAAGAAGCTAAAAATAATGGCTCATATATACTTGGTAAATATACAAATGAACATAAAGAAAGAAAATCAAAAGGTGAAGTAATTGATGAATATTGGAAACTTTCTTTAACTAAATTATTTAATGATATCAAAGAACCTGATTCTGTTGTTAATGTTGAATATGAGGTAAATTAAATATGTTTCCAAAATCATTAACAGATATAAAAGTAAAAAAATTAAATGATCTTGCAAAAATGCCTTCAAGGGGTTCTTCAGACGCGGCGGGTTATGATTTATATGCGGCAACTGATTATATTATTGATATTGCTCCACATTCTACTGTAAAAATTGGAACAGGTCTTTCATTTGAATTACCATCAGGAACTTTTGCAGCTATTTTCCCAAGATCAGGAATTGCTACTAAACGCGGTCTCCGCCCTGCTAATTGTGTCGGTGAATAAAAATTTTTTGATTATTGCGGGGACTACTTTGGACAAAATTAAATAATTTTCTTTTAATAATTTTTATATATCATAGAACAAAAAGGAGATTATACTATGTCTAAAAGGATTAATTGGGGTTCTAATGAGGATTTTATTAAAAAATATGAAGAATTAAAAAGTTCAAGAAAAATGGGTGAATTTTATCATTGTGATAAAAGTTCAGTCTTAAATCACGCAAAAGCTATCGGATATGATGTAAATAGTAATAAACAATATAAATTATCTCAAAAAGATAAAGAAAATATTATTAAAAATTATAATATAAAAACTTCAAATCAATTAGCTAAATAGTATAATGTATCAAGAGGTATGATTACTAAAATATGGTATGATAATCATTTATTTGGAAAAGAAACTAAAAATAATCCATTTTTTATAGATTTAACGGGTCAAGTGTTTGGAAAATGGACAGTACTTGGTTTATCTAATAAAAAATCCGCAAATGGAGGGCTATATTGGCATTGCAAATGTGAATGTGGAAAAGAAAAAGATGTATTAGGTTTATCGTTAAGAACACATCGAAGTTTAAGTTGTGGTAATCATTCCAATATTTCCAAAGGAAATGTAAAAATATCAGAAATATTAGATGAAGCAGGTATTGAGTATGAATTAGAAAAAAAATTTAGTTCATGTAAAGATAAAACTTATTTACCTTTTGATTTCTATGTTAATAATAAATATTTAATTGAATATGATGGATAGCAACATTATGATAAAAAATCTATTTTTGATTATGAATATACTCATAATCATGATATAATAAAATCAGAATGGTGTAAAAATAATAAAATTCCTTTAATACGAATCCCTTATACTAGATATAATGATCTTTGTTTAGAAGATTTATTATTAAATACTAGTCAATATATAGAAAAATAAACGCCGACAATAAATCGCGGAATTAAGCAGGAAGGCTAAGTTATAAAATTTTATAATATGCTAATCTGAACCGAAGACTATAGAAACTATAGTCAGGGGCAACGCATAGTAGGTGAAAAGATATAATCCTACCACGAGGCCGCGACACTTAAAGTGAAAAGATATGCTGAGCTTATAGGAAACTATAAGAGCTAAAAGATAAAAAACTTTTAGGATAACAAATGGTTTGTGATAGTGATTATAGAGGTGAATATATTGTAGCACTTCATAATGATACAGATGAATTACAAAGTATTGATCCAGGTGAAAGAATTGCACAAATGATTCTTCTTCCATTTATTGAAATGAATTTTGAAGAAACAGATAATCTTTCAAACACCAATCGGGGTGAAGGCGGCTTTGGCTCTACAGGGAAATAAAAAAATGGCGTATAGATTTAATTATCTATACGCCATTTTTTTTATTCTTTAACTGGTAAATTAGTATTAATATCTCTACCACCATTTGCATATCTAGCAAAATCAACTACCGCTTTATATTGATTAGGATTGAAATTGTCTACAATTTTTGCGGCAGCCTCCGCATTAGCAGGTAAATCATTAATTAATTGATTAATAACCGAACTAACACTTAATCTATTTCTAAAACTCGCTTCTTTAATAGCTTCTAATTGAGCGAATAATTCATTATATTCATCTTCGTTTATTGTCTGTAAAAATAATTCAAAAAATCCATTGCTCTTTAATGTGTCATATAATTTAAATTCATCTTCTCTTTGCTTTTCTGTAAAAGAAATATTAGTATACATATATACTAAATTTAATTCAAAATAAAGATTTAATTTAAAATCATTGTAAGCACCATTCTATATAGATTTTTGTAAAGTTATCATTAATAAGTCATATTTATCTCTTGCAGGTAAATATTGTAAAACTTCAATATCCTGCCCGCCAAACTTAAAAGTTTTTACTTGTGCATTAACTTTTAATTTCATATTAGCATAAGATACTTTCATATAAATTCTCCTTTTATCTCTTTTTTACTAATTGTAACATAAAAAATTTATTTTGTCAAGTCAATGGAGCTACTTTCCGAATCTCATCATCTAGCTGTTCTTTTGAACCTTTATTAATTTCTTCTAAAATTTTACTAGCCGCTTTATTTACTTTTATAAGTTTTGGTAAATAATTCTAATATTCCTGAGGCGTAATCGTTTCTATTTGAATTGTATTATAAGCTAAGTTTAAATACTGTCCAAAACGCGCTGTAGAAAAACTACCTTCTTTAACTGCAAATTGAATATTGCCATTTTGATCCCATACAATATCTCCCTTAATAGCCGCACCAATGCTATCTTTTTGAATATGATTTTCATATAAATTTTTTAATGAAAACTATAAATTAGAAGATACTACTGATGGATCCTCATTAATTACCGCACCTGCATATCCTTCTGCAATCACACCTCTTGTAGCAATTGGGGCTGTCCAACCTGAAATATGATGATTATCCCATAATCTCCAATAAAAAGTATTTTTACTAGGATCATAATTTTTATTTTCTTCGTTTGATTCTCCACTCCATCTTGCAACCGCCGTTTGATAAACATGAATTCTTAAATTCTAAGAATCTTTTAATTTCTTTTGCAACTAAGAAGTTAAATCATTTACATCTATTAAATCTTTCATTTTTGATGCAGATATGTTTCCACGTCCTCTATTAGCCGTTGCCTTGGAATATAGTTCACCAACATGAGCATCATCAAGATATATTAAATGACCATCTTGACTTATCCAAGTTAAATAAATAACTCTATTTAAAAATTTATTTAATTCTATTTCAAAATTATGTTGTAACTATAATGCCTATTGTGTAAAATTAGTGCTTTCTCTCATTAATTGATAAAACTATTTCAAACCATTTCTTATTGTTGATTTTTGAATAATTAAATGAGCATGTTTAGTTTTGTTAAACATATCCTATACTTTTTTTATAAAAGTATTTGCAGCTATTTTAAAATGCTAAAAATCAATTTTATCATTTTGTGATAAATCTGATGAAGCTGTTTCTACAACCGAATTATAAACAACCTCTTCATTTGACATAAAAATTTACTCCTAAAAATAAAAAATGGGAGAGTTATATAAATAACCCTCCCATAAATTAATTATCAACCATTAACGTCGTCAGTCTCAGTCCCACCATATGTAGTACTATCATGCATTCCATCAACAGAATCTCCTAAGACTTGTGCAGATCCAGGCTTAGATTCTTCAATATTAAATCCAGTTGGATGCGGGAAGATTGTCTTTTCAACCTTAGTTACTTCAGTAGCATCATCAACAACCTGGATTGCACAAAGAACTTTCTTAGTTCTATCAAAATATGTGTATCCAGGGAATGCGTCCATAGTAAATGTAAAGGTACTAGGATCTCCTGTCGCCGCCATCGAGAATGTAAAGTTAGATTGAATCTTGACATTTGGGAATGTAATATTAGCAGGTAAATCTTTACCATCTTGCTGACGTCTGAAAAGAGTATCTGCTTCAACATAGTAATAACCAGCAAAATTACCTGCATCAATCTGCATTTCAGAAACTGTACTAGCTTTCTTAATTACATAATAATCTACCATTACTGCACCAGTAAGTGTTTGTGCAGCTGCAGCATCACTAGGAGTAATTGTTAATTTTTTACCAGAAGAATCAACAGACCATCCAGTATAAACTTTACCAGTAATATCCCCATAAGAATCTAATTGCATTATATAAATAGGCGCTGTTGGACAAATTTTTTCTGTACTTTCAAGAGCATCGGTTAAATCAATTTCTACAGTGCCATTATTAGAACCTGTTGCAAAAGCAGCCACAGCATTAGTAGTCTGATGAAAATGAATAACATCATTAGAATCAGAAGCTGCTTTAATTAATCCAGCACCAGAAAGCATAGCGAAACTAACAGGAGATAAAAGAGCATCTTCAACAGTAAATGTAAGTGTCTTCTAACCCTCCCAAGCAATTAAACGAGTATTACCGCGTCCACCAGTCGCATATACTGTGGTTGCCGCACCTTCTAATGTAGAAGTCTTCGCAGTGTCCATATAAAATACAGGCTGACCTTTTGTGAAAGTATAAGGGCCAATCTTTTGAGTATTTTTAGCTTTGAATACTACGTTAGCAATTTCACGTACACCAAATTTCATTTGGATTTCCTCCTTATATTTTATAAAAAAAATATGATTATTATATTTACTTATTTTTCATGAATATTTTTTAACCAATCTGCAGGAGCTTCACCTAAATTAGTAGCGCCCGCAATTTTATATTTTTCCCAAGTTTCATAATGTAACTTTAATTCAAATCGGTTAAATTCATCCATTAACTGATAAACAGTATAATTCATTAAATCATTTATATCTTTCTTTTGACCAACCGCCAAAATTGAAATATAACGACTAAAAATAGAAAATTTTTCTTCTGGCGCCAGCTTCGCCTTTTTTGCACGTCCCTGCTTGATCTTATCCGCAATTTTACGAGCCAATTCTCCACTTGGATCATACTATTTATTTTCTTTATTGGTAAGACAAAACATATTAATTAAGATTTCTTTAAATTCATCAAAGTTATCTTCATTAATTTCACTAACCTCTTGAGTCTAATGATCACGTAATTGTATTACCGTTCGACCCAACGAAATTTCACTTGTTGGGAACAATAGTGCTAGAATAGATAATACATTTACTTGAGCCTAATGTGCTTCCATATTTTTTTCTCGCATCATTGTCATTATTATATTAAAATTTGACCTATTCAATAAACCATTTTTGTCCTAATCTGGTAAAGAAGCTTTATCAAATTTTAATAACTCACATGCAGGCCAAAAACGACTTTCAGTAATATATGCAATTTCTTTTAGACGCGGCTGATGAACAATTAACCTAGCTTGCTAAAAAGGAATATCATTTCCAGACAATAATAATAATTCATCAACCATTTTTATGTATCAATTTTTACCCAATCATGACTACTAGGTAATAAATCATCTGTCCCATGAACCGCTTCAAAAGACAAAGTATATCCAGATAAGGTTTCATCCAAAACTAATTCATTACATCCAGTAAATTGAAAAGTTCCAATTCCTGACAATTTTGCATTATTTAAAATACCATCTATATATCCGCAAATCTTTAAAGGTCTAACTCTAAATTTTCCAAGATCCCAATAATCTGTATGACATAAAACATCAATATAAACTTTACAATCTCTAAATTGCGGATTTGTTGCATTTGGCATAAAATTATCAAAAGAAAATAATAAATAACTTTTTACTTCCTCATGCTCATGCATTTTAATTTTTGGTTCAAATTGAATATAACCTTGTTCTCTTAATTTAGCTAAACTCATGTCTTTAATCGCATTTTGATAAGCCACACTATCTCTGTTATCTAAACAATCTTTTGCATTTATTACAAGAAGTCTTTTTAAATCATTACTAAAAGGTTGACTTTCTATAAATAATTTTTTTAAAATCTCCTATAAATCTTTTTCACATGATAAAAAAGATGAAGTAAAATCAATTGGTCTTAATGCTAAATCTTTTTTCATATGTTTTATCTATTCTCCTTTTTTCTCTCTTAAAGAGCAGTAATATTAACGTCTAACGTAGCTATATCCTACTCCTAAATCCTATATATTAAAGTAAATGTCCCTAACTCCCCAGTCTAAACATTTAATGGAATAATTCTTAAAGAACTATTCAATGATTTTGTTTCACCTTTCCATTTAATAAACCAATTGCCATTTTCAGCATTATGAATTTCATAATAAGCTTTACTATATTGACTCACTTCAAGTGGTCCAGAAATATATGGAGCAGTTTCATCTACAGGATTTTCTTCTTCTATATTATTATTCTTTTCTGCAATTGCCGCCTCTGCAATAGAATTTTCAAAAAATTCATCTAAGAAAATTTGAATAATTCCATCTCCATAATAAGGATCAACGCCAACTACTTGCCAAGTTTTTTCAGTATTATATCGAGGGTCTAATACTTTTACAGTTTTAAATCTTTCAAAATAACTATTAGTAATTTCATCAGCTGTAATATACATGACTAAAGAATAATTTAAAGTATTCCATTCAATTCCAGATTTCTGAGTCCATTCAATAGATGTTTCAACAGGGCCTCGAATATAAACCCAATAAGACTTATCACCTATTTTTATCTATTGATCACATCTTCTAATTTCAGATCTAAAATAAGCATCTTCTTCTAAAATCTATAAATACACTAACCAATGTGTGTTTGTCTATTTCCAAGTAAAAACATCTCCAGTTTTTATATCTATATTAACTATACCTTCTGATGTTTTACCCATTCTAGGCGCATTTAAACAAATATCTTTATATGGAATAGATAAAATTTTATTATCATATGCAGGCTTATTTTTATCTGGATTAATTAAACATCTAAATTCTTGATTATTAGATAATACAGCTGTTGCGGCTTGATATGAATATAGCAAAGCTCTTTTTAATGTTCTTTCTTTATCATTAATAAATCTTTGCTATTGATTTCCACCATAATATTTTAATCTCTTATTTAACAATTCTAATGACATATCTATTTTGCTAGTATATTCATTAAATTTAAACATTCAAAGATAGTTCTACGATAACATAAAAAATCTTCTTCATTTGTTAATGAATATAATCCTTCTAATTTACTTAATAGCGGAAAATAAATTTCTGAATAGCCGCAATTCATTAATCTCTGCATTCCCGCCAATTCCTATAATATCGTCTATAAAGGCTTTTCCCAATTAGTCCCCTCTTCTCGACTTGGTAAAAGCTTATAAGTTTGATTAATAAGATTTTGCAATCTGTTATGAATTGTAGAGTTATCTATATTAATATTATATTTTAATATCATATTCATGCCCCCTAATGTTCTAATATCACCCAGATGTCTCCAGGCTCTTGATTCAGAGGACGTGTAGTAGATGCTGTAATATAATTTTGATCAGTAGTATTTCTTCCATTGTCTCCGCCTTCATTATCCTCAGAAGACGAAGAATTTTCTTTTTCAATCTATTGTTTAACCAATCTTTTATCAATTAAATCATTTACTGTATAATTAACAGAACTTCTTAATAAACCAAGAGTAGATCTCATAATACCATTCTTATCAGGCGCTCTTCTCTTGTATAAACGCTGAAGATGAAAGCCTTCTCTTTCATAATCCTTTTTTAACTGTAAAAGTTTCTGCATATGATTCGCTTGAGAAGTGAATTTAAAATCAGATCCACTATACTTCATTCGAGTATTCTCTATACTTGCAAGTTGCTGACTTATCCACTCTACAATCATATAAACAGCAAGAATATTTATTTCTTCATGTGTTAATAAATTATTAAAGCATCCTCCACCATAAATAATTGCGGGGACGCGCTAATCATTACTTTCCGCACCTTGATATGTTGTTTCATCTACAATATCAAATAAATCATAATCCCATAAATCAATCCTCGGAAATTCAAATTTTTCAATAGCCGAAAGTAATAATTGTTCTAACATTCTAAATGTATCTAGTTCAGTTAATTCTAAATACATATCATCTGTAATTTTTGAAAGGAAGGAGTCATATACAAGTGAAAAAGAAGTTGTATTCATTCATATACCTCCTGTTAAAAATTATTCACTTTTAGTTGGATTATATCTACGTCCAGATGGTGCGGCAGTTGTATTTTCTGATTTAATAGGAGTTGCCCTACGTTTATTAATACGACCAAAATCACCAGAAACATCTTCTTCACCGCCATCATATTTTGTATTTTTAATTTCAATTGCTCTATTTACATCAAAACCAAGTTTTTCTTGAATTGCATTTCTTTTTTCTACATCATTTAAAGGAAGTTCGACTGCCATATCTTTAATAATTTCTTTAACTGACTATGGAGCAAAATCTAAACAATCAAGAAATTGATCTAACGTGCCAGTTTGCATTAACTTTTTTATATCATCTTTAGTATAATGATATTCAGGTTCCGGTTCTGTTGCAAACAATTTAGTAATGGCTTCTTTATTTTGAATTTCAAGAAAATCTTTTAAAATAGCTTCTCCACCTGGAGCAAATGAAAGTTTTTCCAATTCATCAAATGTGATATCTTTTGATTCATTTGGATAAAAATTTCTCTGAACACCTAAATCTGGAACATTATATCCAACAGTTCCATTATATTTATTTACAA